AAATTTTATATATTTTATTAATATTTAATAATTCATCATTTAACCATACATTTCACGCATCTCGCCATAACTCATTTTTCGCCCTATTTCTTTTTCAAATTCATCAGCACCTTTTTGCATTAAATTTATCAAACTTTGTTCCGTTGGAATCATCCCTTCTTTTTTTTGAAGGGTTTTGACATTTGCCATTCCTTCTTTTTCCAATTTATTCATGACCTTTTCAAGTTTTTTATCCGTCGTAGTAGTAGTAGTATCGCTCATTTCTTTTGGGTTGTTATATATAACAGTGATTTCGTTTTATATCTTTTTTTAGTTCACTTTTGTATGTAGTTATGATTAATATTATTATTCTATTTTTATTTAAAATCACTTTTATCAATTTTAACACTTTTTGATATTTTTCTGATTATCTTGTTTTCATTTGCAGAAAATTCACCCGGACCACCCATCGCTTGATTCATAATTCCAAGATATTTATCGTTTAATGGATGTTGTAAATTCATGCATTGCGGATGCGCGTTTCGCCAGGGGATCATCAAGTCGCCGTTTTTTTTGGTAATATATTTAATGGCCTTTCGGAGATTATCATACGTCTCAGTTTCCTTTTCCCATACATCATCGTCACGGACGTACATCGTTTCTCGCTTTAAATCACTACAATGAATTGGGCGTTTATATATATCCATCTCACTTAATTTACGAATCATTTGTCGCGAAATTCCTTCCACATATCCTAGTTCGCCAAGTTCTTCCAAATCCGAGAAATCAAGTGTCATTGAATTCACAAAATCCATAATATTCATAGCATCTTTACATTTTTCATTTAAAAATACCTGCATATTAAAGGTTTTATTATTGTTATAAGAATTATTTACCCCACTGGTTTTACATACTTCCAGCATTTGCTTTTGTAACTCCGTATTGCTTTTCACCAAATCTATTATAATATTCTTAAAATCCACATGTTCATTAATTAATAATTCTATTTTTTGATCCTTAATATTAAACTTCTTTTCTTCATCATCGCATGTCTTTTTATGTCTCCATAAGCCTACTCTTGATTTATATACTTTATCACATATTTTACACTTTAATTCCGTAGTTGCGAATTCTTTGTTACATATGTTACCATTTATGTTACGTATATGTTTTTTGGAATTAAAATGTTTATCCATATCACTTTTTTTACAGCATTTATAATCACATACATCACATACAATTTTTATTGGCGAATTTGGCGAATTTTTATGTAACATATTTATAATATATGGTAACATAAAAATTCGCCTAAATACTTTTTATCAAATATACTATTTTACACAAAAAATTAGCATCACAAAATAATTCGTCCGAAAATGGAAATGAGAGCATTTCAGTCACAAGTCACTTTTTTACTGTTTTTTCAAAACTTTTTTCAGATATTGTAAAATGGACATTTATAAATGTCCATTTCTGAAAACCAAATACCAAATCTAAAATCTTGTTTTTTAACGTTTAATGTTTTTATTCATTTATTATTATATAATATAATTAAAATGACTCTTGTTGATGGAAATGGAAATGGAAATGGAAATGATATAGAAGAACCGTGGCAATTTTATATCATTCAAAACAAAGGATGCACTTATGCAGGTGTTTCACCTGACCCTGTAAAACGATTGAGAAAACATAATGGAGAGATAAGCGGAGGCGCAAAATACACAACAAGTAAAGGACCGGGATGGACACACGTATGCTTGGTGAGTGGATTCCAAACAAAAACACAATCAATGCAATTTGAATGGGCCGTAAAACACGTGCCTCCGCGAAATACAGGTGGACTAATTCATCGCTTAAAAAAATTATACTGTGTTTTAAATAAATTAAATTGGACTAGTAAATCTCCATTGGCAACTACAGTGCCACTTGTATTACAATGGACCATAGAAAAACCAGAATTATTAAAAACCGAGAGAGATATATTACCTACTTATGTTACAGAACAACAAAAAATGTAAACCTAATTTAATTTTTCTTCTACAATTAAAGAAAAGGACCAATCATTATCATTTAAATTAACCAAGTTCCCTTTATCATCTGTTAAACGAACTGTAAATCTATCTAGAATTGTAGGGGAAGCATAAGATCTTTTAAATATTGCCAAATCAGTTCCGAATTTTATATATGGTTCAGGTCGTAATGTAGTGATACCAATTAAAGGTATAATTGCAAATGCAGAACCCGACGTGGGTCCAGACAATTGATTAGTAAATCCAGATACATTATTATTTATAGTACTAGATTCTTTTACTGCATTTATTGAATATTGTTGTGCTTTTGTCAATGAACCTTCGCGTGTATTACAATCAATATGAATTGTATTATAAAAATCAGGAATACTAACCGAAGCACTTCCCTTTGTAGATATAATATTGTATAATCCAGCGGATAAACGAGAACTATAATCTTCTAATGATAAAATAAAATATTTTGAACCATATACATCAATTGGTGAATTTCCAACTATCGCATTTTCTGCACCTGGGATAATATCAATACTGACATTTCCAGTTACCTCGTTTTTATCATAATGAAATCCTAAAAACCACCCTAATGTTTGATTTATTCCTAATGTTTGAAATTCATTTAAAATAACAGTACCACAATTATTATAACTAATCAAATCTTCTTGAATAAAAAATGTAACAGTAACCTTTTCTGAAAAAAAATCTGTATTTGTAAATTTTATTTTTCTTGATAATGGATCATAAGAAACGGTTAAACCAATCGTTGCTGTATTCTGTGAAGCAATCGTATTTATAGTTGATACCATTTCTGCCGGTGTATAATTTCCATCGGGAATCTTAATTATAACACCATTATACAAAAAAAATGTATTCCCCGATCTAGAATTAAAAGTATACCAAGTGGTAGGTAATTGATAAGAATAGAGACGAATAGAAATTGCTTTTGTTATTGGATTTGATAAACTAAATGTAAAATTTGTATTAAATGATTCTGATTGTGGATTGTCTATATATGGTAATATAGTTGTCCGGTATTGACTATCAATATTAATAATATGACTAGAAATAATAGGTGGTCCGATAGAAATATCACCAACTGTTTGTAATGGTCTTTCAATAATAGTTTGTGATATATTAGTATAATAATCAACTGTTGATTTTTGTGGTGGATTTTTTTCACCATTCTGATTCATTTGCCAAATATCATCTATTGTGTCTTGTTCTTGATTTTCTATATAACTTCCTGTATCTTCTAATGCTTCTAATACTTTATCTCTTGCCTCTTCAAAAAAAACCTCTAAATCTGTATTTCCATCTGCCTTCATTCTAGCAATAATATCATTTGCTTTATCCTTAACATTAAATATAGTTGGGTCAGGTAAATTTAAAATTTCAAAAATGTCCATTACCGTATAATTATCTATATTTGTATCTATTGATTCAGTATTTATTGGTTTTGTATTATTATTGGATGTTGCCATATTATTATAATAATCTGTTATTATTTTAAGTTTATTGATTTATTATTTATTTTATATTTTACAGTTATATGGTTCTTTTTTATCGGTTCTTTTTTTAAGGTGTGAACTTTTTTGAAAATCGAAAAAAACTACTATTTTTGGGGTCAATACCAAAAAAACTGAAAAGCATTTGAAAATATCATTCTATCCTAACCCCTACCTGCCATAAAAAATTGAAAAGTATTTGAAGTATCGTTCCTATTGTAACAAATATACCCAACGACTCCAGTTAAAATGAGTACTAAGGTTGCTACCGCTACTGCCGCTACTGCCGCTGCCCCCGCAGTTGAAGTTGAAGAATGTGTGGTTTGTTGCGAACCATACAACAAGCGTAGTCACGCCCCAGTGGAGTGTGAATACGCTGAATGTAAGTATAAGGTTTGTATTGGGTGTGTCCGCACGTATTTGGAGTCTAGCACCAATGAGGCGCATTGCATGAATTGTAACAAGGCGTGGTCTAAGGATTTTCAAGTAAAGTCACTGAAAGCGAGTTGGATTAACGGCGCCTACCGCCAACATCGCAAACAGCTTTTGGTTGACATTGAAATCAGCAAATTGCCCGAAACGATGGAAGTTGCCGCACGCTATAAGGCATTGAAGAGTGAACGGGCTTTGGCAATTGAACTCCGTTCAGAAATCAGCGTCCTTAAAAAAAAACAAGAGGATACGCCACAGGAAGAGAGAGAAAAAAAATATAATGAGTGGTTAGATATTCATTACACTCCAAATATTCAAAACCCATTGTTGACGAAACAATCAAAAGCCGTCTTGGAAAAAGAACGCATTGCCGAATGGCATAGTATTTACACTCCCATCCCCACTGAACAGATGAACCTGGTTGGGTACCAGCTGTTTTTATGCCGTCAGCGTATTCATGCTCTAAACCATCCTAACGCAGCTGACGCAGATGGCGCTTCTGCTACAGCTGAAGGCGAGAAAAAAGAAAAACGGGTCTTTATAATGCCTTGTCCTGCCAACGAGTGTAAGGGTATGCTTTCTACGCAATACAAGTGTGGCATCTGTGAGATGTTTGCTTGTTCAGAATGTCACGAGATGATCGGCGAGGATAAATCCACTGAACACACATGTGACCCCAACAATGTAGCCAGTGCAAAAGCAATTAAAAAGGAAACTAAGCAATGTCCTGGTTGCCCCAATCGCATCTATCGCATTGAAGGATGCTCTCAGATGTGGTGTACCGGGTGTCACACTGCGTTTGACTGGAACACTGGACGGGTCGTGAAATCACAGCAACTCCACAACCCTCATTGGTTAGACTACCAGCGCAATAAAAGTAACGGACAAGGAGCGATGCGTGCGCCTGGCGATGTTCCTTGTGGTGGTATGATTGGACATAACGAAACCCGCACGATTATAACTCAAATAGAACACTATCTGACGAAGTTGCTCAAGAATATGGTTAGTTCTTATACGGAGGAAGAAATGTATAACTACGTATCAGCTTGTATTGTGACAAGACAATTACAACAGTTATATGAAACCTTTTCACAAATTACGCGTAACTCTATTCGCTGGATTCGCGAGGAGTTACAGCACGAACAGAACTTTGAGATGCAACGCTGTAAATATATAGTAAATGAAATGACCAAAGAACAACTGTCTGCATTCATTTACACAAAAACAGCAAAGCGTGAACAAAAAACACACGTCCTTCATATATATGAATTGCTCAGTGCGGTTGGTATTGATACGTTCAATGAAATTTATAACAGTAAATTACGGAACAATGATTTTGTCCTTTTCGTTATAGACAAAATGATTGAACTTGATGCTCTGCGTGTCCATTGTAATGGACTGTTTGCTCAACTCAGCTACACTTACAATCTCGCCACACCATTCATTCAACCCATCACATGGTTTATGGTAACTCAAAAACGAAACCAGAAAGAGTTGAAAGAAATGCTAGAAATAAGGCCAGAACTAGACCATACCGTCGCGCGAAGTAAGCTTGTGGATTACGAATGGTTGACGTCAGGAGCTGGTTCTTCCGAAAAAATCCATGAGAGAATCATTAAAAAACGTGAAAGAATTATCCAAGAATCACTAGATAATATTGATGATATGGAAAATGATATGCGCAGTATTAGCGAGTCATCTACATTGGGACTAAACACACGTGAAAAAAAATTACAGGACGCAAAAGAAACGCTTGACCATTTGATTGATTTTGGAAATGACCAACAAGTGAAAGAGGCGACAAGTGGTGTGGATGAGGCTTCTAAAGCGCTTGATGATATGAAGTCATATATTATTTGGTATATGAACTGCATTCAGAAAGAGAAAGAGTACTCCACCAAATTGATTGCAACCACCGATACGATTAAAAACAGAGTGTGGGAAGGAGGACCGATAGTAAAGAGTTTTAATAAGGAGAAAATAAAAAAGTGAATGGGTTTTCAATAATAAACTATTTGGGGAAGGGAGGAGGGAGAAGGGAGAATGGAGGAGGGAGTCAGAGTTTTTTTATTTGACCGTATAGTGTCTTTTAAACATATCCTTGAATGGTTTCAAAAGGTTCACGCGTTTATTATTCATAATCCAATCCGGAACCGCCGTGATACCTTGTGCACGTTTTAAATGACGTGAACCCTTGAAAAGCAACCGATTAAAAATCTCAATTATTTTTTTTTCAAAATCAGTCAATGACTCATTTTCAATGGCGTTTGTTTTTGTATTGTAATTGAGTTCTATGCGATAGTCACCTTTGTAAATATAACGATTATAATTCCGATCTTCATAGAGTTGAGTTTTTTTATCAGAGAGATTATGCCGATTTTTTAATAATCCAATTGCTTTTATTCTATTTTCATCATTATGCATTTCTAAAACAATCATTGTTCCAAATACATCTTCTTTTACACATACAGGAGTCCCATAAATACATCCTGATTCCGAAACCCAATTATTACGCTCCATCCATCGCTTACGTTCATTCCACGTTTTTGTATTAAATCTAGTTGTGGTCAATGTGATCATAAATCTTTTTTGGATTAGTGTCTATGAATTAATATTGAAATCTCTCTTCAATATCAATTTTATTTTATTTTATTTTATTTTATAAAACTATTGTTCATACGCTTTCACGGTTATTAATAAAAATATTATATGAGGTATTATTGCCAATAACCAAGCAATTAATTTATAACCTTCTTTACATAATTTATTCAATATAAATATCCATGTAATGAATATAACTGCTTTTATTATAAACCAAAATGGTTGGGCCTTTTTTATTACTAGGTATAATAGAGTTAAAAATGTGACCAGTGTATAAAACTTGGCAGGTGTACAAAAATTCATAAATATATACATTATATGTTATACTATAATGGTATAATAAAATTAGAATGGTATAATAAAATATTGTATTTTAAATGAACATCTTATATTCCTTACGATGTAACTCTTGAATGTGTTTTCTATCTTCTTCATCCAAATTGAAATAATCAGCAATTGTTTTTTCATTCATTGTTTCTCCTGATGGAAAATCATGCAATTGCGTTATATCCGGAATAAATTCAAAAGCATATTTCTCCAAATATTTCATCCGATAACGCGCTGCTTCAAATAAATATAAGGCAAGTTTACTAGAGAGAAAATGCTGTAATTGTGTAAACTCTTCATCCGTTTTATTAACAATAACATAATTATCTCTATTGGATATTCCGTATTGCCCCTTACTATCAAAATAAGGGAATCCATACATTTTATGTGCCAGTATTAGTTTTTTTACATTATGAAATGCTTGAGGTATATTACTATAATTCATAATAAGAACCGGCTGCAATCTCTCTATTAAACAAGTTTTAATATTTACATAAGGATAATTGGATGAATCGTATAATTCTTCACTAAATTTACTATGAACGGATGGCATATTTGTTTTAATCACTTTTAAACAACCGACACCGTCGGTCCCTGTTATCCATTTTTGAATTTTTGTTACAATATGTGATCCAAATACTGGTATTGATTGTCCTATTTTATGGGGATAAGATACTATTTCTTTTCGTTTCTTATCAAATAGCTCAATTATACCATCGCTCTCTTTTTTGGTAAGTATAAAATAACAAGTCGGTGTTTGTGCATTTCCATTAAACAATATATTTGTTTGAGTATTGGTTAAACAATGTAATTTTTCTATTTTATAATAGGTTAATATTTGATGTATTCCTTCTTTATCTCTTTTTAACCAGATAGATGGAATAATCATACACATTTTTCCTATGGTAGGTTTCAATAAGGAGAGAGATTTTACAACAAATTTGGTCCATACGGTTTTTCCTTCCTTTTTTTTACTAGAAACCGTATTGGTTGGAACCTTTTTAATACCTTTTGAATTGTAAGGGGGGTTTCCAATAATATAATCAAATGTGTTATGTTTTAAATAATTCGTTTCTAGGTCTAGGTCATTAATAAAATCAATGTGAATTATATTTGCATTCTCTCCAAATGTTTTTTTTAATTCATCTATATTATCATCCTTAATTTCAACCATATAAATCATCTGTTCTATAATATGGGTTTTGCGTTTTAGTTCATTTGGTATTTTTGCACTCAATCCTTTCTCTAATTTAAAAAATAAAATGATTGAAAAATATCCTAACCCAGCACCAACATCTAACCATTTTTTCTCGGGATCCTCAAATACACTGTCCTCAAATAAATTTAACATATCCGTAATGAGTGAAAACGGACTGTAAATCTCTCCATAATACAATTTATCTTCCTTACTAACATCAAACCGTTGTTTAATATCAGGTAAATTTGTATTATAAATAGACATAGCCTATTATTACTATTTATAATACATACAAAAAAATAACGAGCTGATTATATTTTTCATTAACCCATATTTACATATTTACATATTTACATATTTATATATAATATGAAGATAGAACAATACCTACGTTTTTTTTATGCGATTCTATCCGGAATTATTGCTGGGGGGTTAAGTGGATTATTAGGTATCACTGGTTCAGTAATCGTACTTCCATTATTATTGTTTTTCGGTATATTCCAAAATTATAAATTAGCAATTGGTACTGTTATATTTACATTTGATCCTATTCTATCTATTTTTGCCTTAATTCAATATGCAAAAGAAAACAAAATAGATTATTTGATTGGTATTGCTTTATTTTTTTCATATATGTTTGGAGCATATATAGGGTCAAAATTTAATAAAATAATAAATGAAAAAATGTTAAAATATATAACTGCTTTTATATTATTAATTTTATCACTCTATGTATTTTATAATGGATATAACACACACGCGCAGAATTAAATCTTTATAATTTATTTCTTAAATATTTTTCATTAGAAATGGTATTTTCTACAATTGGTTTATAGTGAGAGCGAAATTGATTTTTGCTTTCTTTCATTTCCGCTATTGTCATCCATTTAATTTGACGTTTTTCAAAGAATCCATTTTTATCAATTAAATGCGGAAAATGAGTTTTCATAAATTTGTGTTGGTTGTTAAAATAGGATGGAAAATTATCATCATATGGCACTTTTACAATAATCGTCGTATAACCATTTACACTAACTTTTAATAGTGTATTATTTTTTACCAATTGTTTAAATTCATTCATTGTTCCATAATAGCCATTTAATTCTTCATATCCTTCACGAAGTGCGGTTTGTAATGGAGTTTCATCTGTGTTGGACCCTCCACCAAAATCACTCCATTTATGTTCTTGCTCTTCTTGGCCAAATAAAAAATATAACTTGTTTTTATAGAGTGATACAGGCAATATACCAGCACCCATTGATAATAATCTATATATAATAAGGTATATAATTTTATGTCTATTATTATATATAATATAGAATGAAACTAACATCTATACAAAAAAGATTTTTATTGTTTCTTGGGGGGTGTGTTCCTATGCGTTTGTTCTTTGTCTTTGTAGCATGGATTATTTCTATTAAGTATTTACCCTTACTTGGCTATATTGCTTTATTACCAGCAATTGGATTTTTGTATTTATTTGTGAGTGGAGAACGGCAATTTGGTTTAGAAACACAAGGCGCGCCTATATGGTGGTCTAAGTTTCGTTCAATACATGGCATATTGTATTTATTGTTTGCGATTTATGCAATAAAGGGATTTCGATCCGCCTATTTATTTTTGCTGGCGGATGTTTTAATTGGATTAATGCTGTTTCTATGGTTTCATTATACCAATGGCAATATTAAAAGGGTCTTTGTGTAATATATATATTTTTATATTTATATATATATCAATAAAAAGTATAATGGCAAATGTTCGTGCATTTAATAAATTGGATAAAAATGGTAATCCAATTGTTTTAAATTTATCAGCGAGTGATTTATCTCAACGGCGTCGTGATAAAACAATTTATAATGAAATTAAACAAAATGTTGAGACGTTAAATACAAATAATCCTCAAAAGACTAATGGTTATAAATATAGTAATGTTAAAACAAATATAACGTGTGATATAGCTGGTGGTCATATTGACTATGTTGATAACTATGAATTAAAAACTAGTATTTCAAATGGAAGAGATTTAATTAATTCAATATGTGGTCCGTTAAGTGTCATTGGTCGTATCACTTATGAACCAGCAATTTATAGTTTTGAAATAGGTACGACAATAAGCAGCATAGAAATTAGTTCTGTTG